GTACGCCTGTTTCAAGCATTAGCATTACAATCGTCTTGTCCCGTACACCTATAAACGTTCGCTCGTCAGGCTGCGCTAATAGGATATGAATCTGCGCTGTCGTAAACGTTGGTACCGCCTTTTTCTTCTGCCGTATCAACGCCATTTCTTTCATCGGACTAGCCCGCAGATAACCTTCCTTAACGAGAAAGTTAAAGAGTGCGCGAGAGGCCCGCAGGACACAGTTTATGGATGTCTCCTTCAGCCCTTTGTCCATCATGTAGAGAATTACGTTTTCCTTCATCGTACGTTCCGTAATTTCGGCCGGCTCCGTCCTTACTCGCTGCTCCTCGAGCATCCGTTTCAGCTTCCGCAACTCCTGGCGGTAAAACCCGACTGTATGCTCGCTAATATTCCGGATTCTACCGTCACGCAGGAATAAGTCGATTGCGCTGTCTAAATCGTCTACGACGTATATCGGCTTATGCTGCGGTAATAAATCCGCCTGTGTTAACGCGTTCTTGCGCCTAGCCATCGCACACCCTCCGCTGTTTTATTCGCCGCGGACAACACACCCTCCGCTAAAGGAGAGCGGTAATAACGATTGCAGTCGTGCGCGCTTCGTGACTACAGCGTACTATTCAGGTACATACGACTATAAACGCAAATAAGCCGTCTGTATGCGCTGTAATCAGCGTACAATCGGCGTAAACAACCGGAATCCGTAGCGAAATAGAGGCGAGTGATTTTGAGTCGCGCGCGTCTGCCATTCCGCCACGCCGGCTTATTCTGCGCCATATCAGCGCAATAACACCGAACATTACTCGTTTTATACCGTACGATTACCGTTAAATCAGCGGACAATCGGGCGGAAACGAGTCGTCATACGCTTGAATCGTACGACCGCAATCGTACGCGACGTAAGACATAGTATAGCGGACGGGCTTCGTGTTGTCAAGCGCATATCCACGCCTATAAACGCAGAAAAGGGACTACGCAAGGTAACGGAATCAATCCGCCGCCCATACGTAGTCCCTTCGTTGTATTACGTCTTCTGCCCGCTAGCCTTCCGCAACTCATCCGCCAGCCATTTCTGGTAATCGCGTAGATTCCGCCAGGCTTCTACGTCAGATTCCGTCTTAGCTGCGGTCATCGCCTCGTTACATCGGAACCACTCCGGACTGAGATACGTTGCGATAATCGTATTCGCCACATCAGCATTAAGCATTACGTCGTCCTCCTTCGTATCCAATTCCGCCAACTCTGTGTCTAATGCCGCTAAGGCTGTATATAACCGCTGCCACGGAAACAGCGGACCGGGACACGACGGCTTCTTCCGCGACACTTGGAAGTGTCCGATAACGTGATACGCATCTAACGTAAAATGCGCTTGCTTTCCGTAAATCTCCGCAATCTGATCGCGGATATAACCGTGGAGCCATACGGACGCCGCGAATTGTGCCTCCGTCAGGCTTCCGTCTATACCTTCGTGTTCGATAGATACCGTATATAGATTCGGATTAACTCCGTAGTTATCTCGGACAACCTGCGCCACATTGACCGGATAGTCTGCGATGACAGCACCGTTTCCCCACGCCATCTTCCGGATATCGACGTATTGGTGAATGCGGCCGTCACGCGATACTCCGAAGTGTGCGGAGGATACGGAGTTGTCAGGGCTGCGGAACCATGCGTCCATCGACGCCATTGTACCGGCGCTAATATGATCGACGATGGCGTTGGGGATACGACCGTTACGCGAGGATTGATTCGTATGCTCGTTTCCGAGCCATGCGATTTCGTACGTCACTTTGCGTCACCTTCAGCGTCCTTATCCGCCTTCTTCGTGTAATTATACGCGCCAGATGCGGTCAGGCCGATTACGGAGATGAGCGCGAGCTTATCCTGCGCAGCCTCCGGAATCATAACGAATACAGCCGCGACTCCCAACGCCACCAGATGCGTATACTTTTTCGGAAGTCCAAACGTTTTAACTACGCCTACGTATGCGGCCACCAACGCAGCCAGCGTTAATACATCGTTAGCCATTTGCGCCACTCCTTTTTATTGTTTGCGGGAAGAATCCGTAACTTTCGATTTAATCTCGCGCAGGTCTGCGATAATGACGTCGTATTTATCGCTAAACTTTTCGAGTAGCGATTGCAAACGCGATTCCCGTTCACGGTTTTCCGCTGCTTGCGCTGCCTCGCGTTCCTTATTCGCTTTCATAACGTAGATGAGGAGCCATACGAAGAGGATTGCGAATGGGCCTTGCGTAAGAAAATAGCGGAGGACTTCGTTATCCATTACTCCGCCTCCCTTCCGTCTAATTGCGCTAGTGCTTCGTCTATTTGTTCGCGGACCGTGCGAAGAATCTCGATTTCCTTACCGGGATGGTGCGCAAGGAATGCGGAGATAACATTCGCGATTTCTTCGGACGGTTGCGTGAGGCTGACGAGGATTTCGAGCTTAGGCGTAATTTGCGCCATGATTGCGGTCTCCTTTCAGGGTAACGGAAAAAAGACTCCGCAGAGATTACGGAGTCTTGGCGTGACATATGCGGATTAGTTGCGGAATGGCGCTTCGTCCGGATAATATTCCGTGCTGATCCAGGAGCTTCCGTCTTCCGCGACTACCATAAAACCTTCTTTTCCGGGCGTGACGACTCGCTCAACTTCTTTTCCAGCTTTGTCATAAAATATGATTCCGACCGTAACGCCGTCCTCGAAAAGCCCCTGCTTGAATCGGCTGTTATTGCTATCTCTGAACTTTGTCATAAACTCGGTCCTGGAAAAGTATTCAATCCCGTTGTACTCAATGCCGCTGAGTCCCTCATATTTAAAATTGCGAGCAACATCCCCGGTGTATATCATTCCGCTACTGAGGGCATAGTCTCGCATTGCGGCTTCCTGTCTGGTAAGAGGTTTGCCTGACTTGCTTTCCATTTGTACCGTCAACGTCCTCTCCTCCCACTTCACGTCTTTGCCAAGAAGTTCCGCCAACTCCCTGACGGGCAAGTATGTGCTCCCATCGTAAACGAGAGGTGCTTTCTCTAGTGAGGCTGCTGCGCCGTCAACAGAAACCTTAAAGTCAGGGCGGAGATACGCGTCCACCTTTTCCAAAACGCCACTTCCATATGCCGCGGAAGATATAGACAGCACCGCCCCAACGATAAATCCAGACACCCAAACAGCAGCCTTATTCATAAGAAATTACCTCTCATTCTGTAATTATTTGTAACGAGTATATCATTTACGGTCCTGATACTTCAATCCATAAGGCAGAGATATTGGCCCAAAGATTGTTAATCTGCTGTATCACGTCTGTTCCGTTTAGATAGATTTTGCTAGGAGCGCGAAGGTACATAGACTGGGTAATAACATCCCCTTCAATGTTAATTCCAAGTCCCGACGGTCCGAGGTATATTCTTTTCGCATTCAGGAAGTCAGAAGCCTCCATGAAAATATTACGCCCGACGTACAAGTCTGTGCTAACGTTAATACTTCCGCCAGTAATCGTAGCACCGGAGATAGTACCGCCGCTAATCGCTCCACCCGTAATCGTCCCGCCATTAATCGATGACGCCGTAATATTCCCGCTGAACCACGCGCTACCGGTCGCCGCGTCTTGCCATAGCGTTTTTACTCCGCTCGTGTTAAACAACGCTAATCCGTATTTACCCGGTTCGTACTGTCCCAGCCGGACGAGTTCGCGATTACTCGCGTCAGATACCCGCATCCCTAATCCGTCAACAAGCGTTATGCTGTCGTCGTATTTGATACCCTTCAGCACAGCGTTCGTTGACGTATACTTTATCGCTTTCTTAACGCCAGTTACCGCCTGATAAACGTAATCCGTCGATTTCAGCGGACGGAAATTCGCTAAGGTGACGCGTCCTCTGCGGGGTTCGTACGGATACCATTCGTATTCCATGACGCGAGCCTCGAACGCATATCCGAGTTCATCGTCCGTTACGGTGACAATATCGCCAGCCTCGCGGATGGAATACGGTGAGAATGCGCTGTCCACCTTCGCTATATCGACGAAATCGACGTCATAACTTACGGAGGGGAGTTCGTGCTTCGCGAGATAGCGCTGCATCTCGGAAAGGAGTTTACCTTGCGATTCGATTTCCGCAAATGTGACCGATGCTTCATACGGATTATTTACGTCATAATACGTAGAGTCGATGTATTTCGTTGCATGACCAGCGTATCCTTCGATAGTTAATCCGTTCTTACCGTAACCGTATAGCCGCGTAATCCGTTCCATCGAATGCGATGTCCGCGTAATCCCCCGCATATTGTGGCGGTAAATAACGCGAGCGCCACGATTACCGCCCTTTTGCGTCGTAAACGTAATGATATCGTTATTGAACGCCAATTCCGCGCTATACGTTTGGCGGAGTTTCTGCGCTAGGTTAAAGCGTGTATCCTCTCCGTATTCGAAAATGTCCGTATCCGCGAATGTTCCGCTAATTGCGAACTCATACGGAGTTCCCGATCCAAGCAACGCCAGCATATCAGCGAGCGGTTCCGCTGCGGAAAAGTCCGTATAGTCATCGTAATAATAGCGTCCGAGGCCAAACGCAATGTGTGACGCCTCCACGCGCTTATATATCCGCTTGCCCTCGCGGACTTCTTCTACGCGGTTAATGACGAAGCGTTGACCGGAGACATTGCGCAAGGCAGCGTCGACTGGGAACCGGATTTCGTTATCCTCCGCAAGGGCTGCGTATCTGGCGTTATCGTCGTCCATGCGCGGGTATACGAAGCTAACGTAAAATTCGCCGTTTAGCGCTTCTCGTACGCGGATTTCCGCGGCATCGGCGAGGATATGGCGTAGGGATGACGTGTGGAGTTCGAGGGACGGGCGAAACTTATTCGACATATAGCGTCCTCCTTTCGTGGGAACGTAAAGAAACCGCTACGGCTCCGGAGAGAAATAGCGGCTTGCTGCAAAGTATGGTCCTACTGGCTGACAATATGTCTAGTCCTTGTAAATCTTTAAACTATATTTTACTCCATCTTTAATGAAAAACATAGGATAAGCATCGTTATCTACAATTCTCATTAAATTAAATTGTTCAGCTATGGTCTTATTTATGTCCAATTCACTATCAACTGACGTCCTTCGTTTGTAGAAACTTTCTTCTCCTTCTTGTTCTTTGCCAGGTAAAATTTCTTGGTTATCAACATAATAAATTGCCATTTCCACAATTTTTTCTGCAAGCTTAAAACGTAATTCGTCGTGCAGTTCGGTGCCATCATAAACTACTTTGTCTTTTAGATAAATTCTTCCACCGTCCACTTTTTGAACAGCTTCAAACAATGAAAGTACGATCTCATTCTTGCCTTCAAGGATTTGCCATGGCATTGGCGCCCAACCTTTACCTTTTGGCAAATCGCTTGCGTGAATGACTATATTGTTATTGTGCAAATCCAATATATTTCGAGGGCATAACTCGTAACAACTCAAATAGAAGGCTATGTCACCCTTAGTTACTTCTTTCAATCCGAACTGAAGCGTAACATCGTGCGATTTTCCTAATTCGTCTCTTAGTTTCTTGGCATGATTGTAAAACCAGTTTTTTTCTGAGTCTATAATAATTGATATTTTCATTGCCTACCTCCTTAAATTTGACAACGAAAATATATCCTATTTTGAAAGACCCTGTCAACAAAATACATCACACTCTTCCATCAATTCTACTGCTAGGAGGCCACTGGATATTCAATTGCAATCGTTATTTTGTCACCACTCGCCCAAGTTACCGGATTAGACGCTCCAACAAAAGACGCCACATTGTTTAATACAACATTCATTACAGATGCTCCGGCATCAATAATTGCTACTCCCGTGTAATTCATTGTTCCTGCGTCCAGGATATACGCTGTTCCTATACTTCTTCCGTAACCAGATCCGTGTGCAATCGGTAAGCCGAAGGAGTAGTTTCCCGTACCAGCAGAAGTCGAGGACCCAAAGGTAAGTTCCAATTGAATCCGACACAGCCCTCCTCTGATGATGTATCTACCCACCAAAGTCCCGTTTCCGAGCGCAGGAGGCGTAGTTGCTGCGGTCCACGCAGGCGTATAACCGAGCAAGTTAGGCGTATCCAAAAGCCGAACTGTTCCAGCAAAGAATGGTATGGACACGCCTGAATAATAGCTAGTTTGAGCTACGGTTGAGCCTGTAAATCTGATCCTAGATGTTGCAGCATTAGACCACGCAACTGCTGTCGGGGCACCAAACAATAAACAGTTATCAAAACTGAATTCATGCCCTATAAGTGACGACCCACCTGTATTGCCGCTGGTGTTAAAGATGCAAATATAATCACCACTATTTACCTCAATTACACACTCCCTCGCAGAAAAGTTAATGAATTGTGACGAAACGTTTCCGCTCTTTGCCGCAATATCTATGAATTTTGCATTGTTGTAGGGTGATGTAGACGTATTACTGACTTTACATCTAACCATATTAAAGTGATTGAATCCCGTAGTCTGAGCGCCATCATTTTCATTTTTAATGAAGTTTACGAAATTTTCAAACCATGAATCACTGATTTCGACATTATTAACAACACCAGATTTGAATTTAAAAATCGTATCTGACGTGTCCCATACATTAAGCCTAGAAAGTGTAATAAAGGAATTATTAAACAAAGGGGTTGCTGACGACGTCTCGAAATTAAATGCCCGATCACAACTGGCCGTGTCCACTCTATCCATGTAAATAATTGCAGCTGAATCAAATAGAATAGCATCGCTACAGCTTTTGATAAAAACCCGGCTAAGTTCTTGTTCAGACACATTTTTTAGGCGAATTCCCCTCGGTTTAGTTCCGACTCCTCCGTCTATAGTGATGTCCTCCAAGACAATTCTATAAATAATTCCTCCATCCGTGTCGTTAAAGTCGATCACAGGACCAGTTCCTGCCCCCACCCACTTAAGGATGGTGCTGCCGTTGTTGTTTCCATCACCCTTAATCTTAACTCCACCTTTGGATACTAGCGGAGCGGAGAATCTGTACACACCAGATGGAAGGTAAACGGTGCGCATCTCCGTCCCCGAACTGGCCTCGTTAATCGCATTCTGCAAAGCCGCCGAGCTATCGATTATCCCCTTGGGATCAGCGCCGTATTTCAAGGCTACGTTAATCACGCCCGACGGAGTTTCCGCCAACTGCGCATCTACTCCGCCAAAACGCGCTCCTACGCTGCCGTACGTTCCCCGCGCGGTAACAATCTCGCTCTCCGCCGCGCTAATCCTTTCGTCAGCCTCCGCATACTCCGTATCAAGACGCTGTTGCAGCGTCGTATACGTTTCGCCGGATTCCGTATTATAGCGCGCTGTAGCCGCTTCTGGACCGCTATCTCCGCCAATAACCGCCTGGTCAAGCGTAGTTTTCAGCGTATCAATCGCGGTCTTTACGTTACCAGCGGCGCTAACCTCTCCGCTATATGTTACGCTCTCGGCCGGATGCGCCGTTTCGGATTCCGCGTGCGCTTCGTCTGCTGCCATACGAGCCGCTATTTCTGCGTTATCGTTCGCAATTCTAGCGGCTGTCTCTGCGTTATCGTTCGCGATCCGCGTCGCAGTCTCATCCGCTAACTCTTCGTTCAACTCCGTAAAATTACGGTTAATCTTCGGATAAGCCTGCGAAAGTTTATCCGCGGGGGAGTGTCCGTTGTCTGCCCCGAGTATCAATTCGATATCCGCCATCTGTCCGTTTCCCCTCGCTTAGATAAATTTTGTGCGGAATTTAAACGTAATCGTTGCATTAATTCCGGTTCCTCCAACGCTAATCGGCGTGATCCCTGCGGCAATCTCTCCGTAACTTCCGCTGACGTTAACGGGCGTTCCCGTAATCGTACTCGTATAGCGGTCGAAGTCGACTACGAGTGTCTGCGCTGACATTGCGTTGGCGTACGTTAAAGTTTCGCCACCTGCCGTTATTGTTAGCGTTGTAAATGATCCGCTTATTTCGATAATGGGACGCACCGCTTCGTACCCGAAGTTATCGATATTGAACGTAGCAGCTCCGGTTACTGCGAACGAATACGCAGCGTCTACGCTAATATCTGTATCTACCAATACGGCGCTATCTACGTCGATTGTCTCGACCGAATACGTTGAATATCCGAACGGGTCGGCGCAGACAAACGTAAATGTAAACTCGCCGTATCCGCGGAAAAACTGTTCGATACCGACGCGGCCCGTTAGTTTCGCGTAATACTGTACGTCCGGAACCTCATCGAATACTAACGCTCCGGCTCCGGAAGAAACCGGAGACAACCACGCCAATATCCGCGATTGCCTCCGCTTCAGTGATACGGTATTCGGTGTCACATCGACAGTAACCGTAATCTCACGCTTGCCCCATTCGCTACCGTAATCGTAAACGCCAGCGCGTCCGTCCGCTTCTTCCGTGTATTCGCGGATTTCCGGAGTGTTGACGGTATAACTCAGCAAATTTACGCCGAACTCCGAACAATGACGCCCTCTATACGTAAATCCATCCGCCACTATACGCCAACCTCCTGTCCTGCGGCAATCTTACGCAGAATAGCCGCTGTCTCGTCGCCTGCATTGCGCTCGAATCCGGACCAATCCGCCGAGTCTTCGAATGTTGCGCCGTTCATTTCGATTACCTTTTCGATAGTCACCGTAGTTCCTCCGCTACGTCCGCCAACCGATTCGACGACTGAGCGCACTTGTTCCGGAGTCAGCGTTACCTCGCCGGTCCGCAATATCGCCCGCAGTTCATCCGAAGCTAACGCGCTCCCACTCCGGAATCCCTGAACCCCCGCGATACCTCCGTTATGGAACAGCGGAACGCCTCCGCGATACCACGTTCCTCCGTAGTTTGTAGCGCCAATAGACGCTCCCAGCGCTTGGGACTCCGCTTCCAATCTGCGCTTGCCTGCGTCATCAGACGTCCACCAGGCGTTAGCGTTCGCCTTCATCTGGCGCAGGATTGACGATTCGTACGAAGATTGACCGGAGTTGGATGCGGACGATGACGGAGTCTCTCCGTAACCAATCGTAGCCATTTCGGATTTGAAGCGCTCCATCTCCGCCTTAATCTTCGCATTCGTCGTCACAAACGCAGCAAATCGCGAATCCTCCGTAGCTGCGTAAATCTGCGATATATCTCCGCCGAAATTCTCGATAGACGCTTTGATATCGTTGTACCACGATTCGATATCGTCCTTGCGCTTATCTAACGTATCCCGTTCCGCGTCTCTCGCTACCTCTAGCGACGATTTCGAATCCTCTACGTCCATTTTGCGGAGTTGTTCGATGAGTTCCGCGTAACGTTTCTGTCCGGCTTCCGACGTAGCGAGACGGTATTTCTCCGCTTCAGCCTGGATCTTCGCACGATCACGGCCTCGTTCGGACTGTTCTAGCGCTTTCAACTGCGCGTCATAATACGATTTAACCGCAGCCTTGCGTTCATCCAGCGCCTTCAATTCCGCTTTCTTCTGCGCATCGATTCCATCAAGTGCGACTTCTTGCGCTTTCTTAGCGGATTTCTCGCGCTGCTCATCCGCCTTCTTCTGCGTTTCCTCTGCGTCCTTGATAAACGCAAGGCGAGCGTTATACAACTCCTTATCCGCGGACAAATACAATTCCGTATCGGAGTCATAGCGCGCTTTTACCCGTGTCCAAGCGTCAGTCTGCATCTGCGCAATCTCAGCGTCAGTAGCGCCTTTTTCACGCATACGGCGTTCTTCCATATCGATCCAGTTAGCGGAAACTTCGTACGCAGCCTTAGCCGCCTTCTCTGCGTCGTCTACCTTCGTTTTGTTGATTGTCTTGATTTGAAGTTGCAACATGCGCTCGTCGTCGATGGTGTCCGCTAAGTGGCGCTTGTGCTTTTCCTGTATCGCCTCAATGGCGGCAATCTGCGTGTCGGCTGATTCGTTGTAATACTCCGCGTTAAACCTAGCGGTAGCAACGTCTGCGTCAAACATTTTCTTTCGCAACTCCGCTGCCAGCTCCTCAGCAGATTTACCCTTCTTCTTCTTTTCGGGAGCAGGCGTATTAAGCGCATCAAGCGGACTCTTGAGGTAATCCTCCCAACTATTCGAGTCGATATCCTTTATCATGCGGCTGAGTTCGATAAGCGACGCCTGCAACTCGTTCGACTTTTCCGTTTCCGCTTTAATCTGACGCTGAACCTCTTCGTTAAGGCGCTTGCCTTCGGCGATTGCGTATTCGCGCGCTGTTCCGGTAAGCAGCGGATTAACCTTCGATTCGTCAAATGCAGGCGCGTCGATTACGGACTTCTTCGTCGTGGACGCTTCGAGTACGGCCTTCAGCGCTGTAATCTCCGCTGTTGCCGCCTGAATCTTCGCCTTCGTCGTCTTTTGCAAATCCTGAAGATCCTGCTTCCGCAGCTCCGCTTTCGTCCGGATTATCTCGCGCTCTGTATTTATTTGCGCGTTAAGGAGGTCGGTGTTGGTGATTATGTACCGGCCTTCTTCGTCCATCTTCGCAATGATATCTGGATATTGCTGCGCCAATTGCTTAACGGTGCTGGCGAGTTCCGCTTTCTGTGTATCG